TTTTTTTGATTGACCAAGCAACCCCCAAAAAGACTAGGGTGTGCGAGGGTGTGGTGGGGGTGTACCCCATAGATATACCCAGTCACCAGAAAATCTAAGGATCCCCTGTAAACCACGGGGGGCTAGGGAATATTCTAGTAAATGTACTAGGGAATACCCTAGGGGGGTGGTTGTAAATCTACCTAAGGTATACATGTTAGGCCCCCCTGGCAGTGCCTAATAACATTATACACCCCATAGAGTCATTTGTCTATTGACAAATTGTCACATATGAAATTTAACGTCAAAAATCCCTTGACAAAATAGCTAACAGTTGCTATAATAGAGAGATATATTATTCAAGGGACACACATACACGCATAATTCAGTAGAACAACACGGGTCATCACGAATAATGTAAAACTTATGCTAGATCTAGACATAAATAAAACAAAAAAACTTCCTTTTAAGGAAATAATGGAGATAATAAACGCAAATCATGGATTCTTCTATAACGAAAACTCAAAAAAGAAACTTAACCGATATGCAGGAAAGGTTTCTGGACGTTCTTTTCGCAGAAGCAAAAGGAAATCCACGAGAAGCGGCAAGAATAGCGGGTTATTCAGACCACAGCTATCCAAAAGTCGTGCGTAATCTCAAAAAAGAGATAACAGAATTGGCGGAGACTCACTTATCAACACACTCTGCAAAAGCAGCTACTCGGTTAACAGACCTACTAGACGAAGACGGGACAACTCCACACTCTAATATTCGTCTAGCAGCTGCGAACTCGATATTAGATAGGGTGGGACTCTCGAAAAGAGATCAACTAGATATAAATATGAAAGCTATGCATGGAATATTTATACTACCAGCAAAAGATGGAACCGATAAAGATAAAAAAGAAAGCTAGAACGATTCCATTTGGTTTTAAACAATCTCAAGATCCAGATTATATAGAACCTATCAAAGAAGAATTAGATGCTCTTAGACAGGCAAGAGAATATTCAAAGACTTGTTCACTAAGAGAGACTGCACAATGGCTACATAGAAAAACAGGAAGATACATATCACATGTCGGACTTAGAAAAAGACTCGCAAGAAATAGCACCACCGAAACCGAAGCGGATAGTACAACACAAAGCCAAGAAGTCAGTCAAACAGATTCTAGCTCGCACTCGTAAGAAAGTTGCAAAGGCAGAACAAACTCTACGTTCTGCAAAACAGTCGGCAGAAAATACAAAAAATAAACTGTTAACTATTGATAAGGCATTAACAGGAAAAGAGACTCAACTTCTTACAGAGGACATAATCGAGAGTGCTCCAAAAAATGTGCAAGAGCACATAAATAATCAAGAGGTTATCTTTAGACCTAACTCAGGTCCACAGACAGAATTTCTTGCATCCTCTGAAAGAGAGGTATTTTATGGTGGAGCAAGAGGCGGTGGTAAATCATATGCGATGCTAGTCGATCCGCTACGCTACTGTGCGAATGCAAATCACAGAGCACTCTTAGTAAGGAGGACAATGCCTGAGTTAAGAGACTTGATTCAAAAGTCTCAGTTATTATACGGAAAGGCATATCCAGGTGCAAAATGGAGAGAACAAGAAAAAGAGTGGCGATTCCCATCAGGGGCAAAGATAGAGTTTGGTTACGCAGAGAA